ATGATCAAGGAACGCGGCATTCTGTTTTCCGGACCGATGGTGCGCGCGCTGCTCGACGGCAGCAAGACCCAGACGCGGCGCGCGCTGCGTCCGCAGCCGCAAGAGGAGTTCGATCCCGGGACCGTGCGCAACCGTTTCGGCCTGCCGCGAGACCGCTTGTGGGTGCGCGAAACGTATTTTGCGTTCGGCCATTGGGAAACGCGGCCCAGGGCCGGCAAGGCAGGCGACGCGTGGTACTTCGTCGACGAGACGCACGCGACCGGCCAGCGCTACCGCTACGCCCTCGACGAGCCCGAAGGCGCCGGCCGGCCGTCCGGGCGGGTGGCGGGCGGCCCGCCGCGCTGGCACCGGCGCCCGGCGCTGTTCATGCCGCGCGTGGCCAGCCGCATCCTGCTCGAGATCGTCGGCGTGCGCATCGAGCGGCTGCAAGAGATCAGTCCGGAGGATGCGCTGGCGGAGGGCGTCGGCGCCGGCGGCGACCCGGTGCTGGCCTATCGGCGCGTGTGGGAGCGGATCAACGGGATTGGAAGCTGGGACGCCGATCCCTGGGTGTGGACAGTGGAATTCAGGGTGCTGGCGCCCTGAGCGGGGGCTGACGAACGGTGCACCGGGCCGGGCTGGGCCGGCATCAGAGAACGGCGACGCAATTCTTGTGGTCCCCCCGACTGGAATCGACAGGCCAGCAACCATGCGGGTTCTGGCCTGTCGTGGGGGAATTTTGGGGAGCTGATCAGGACTTTTCGCGGTGCTTCTTGGCCCACTCGACCACCTCACCAGCATTATACAGGGGGTGCGCGCGGCCTTTGCTGGGCAGGCGGATGGCCTTGGGAAACGACGGCAGGCAGGCCATCGACTCCCGCACGACCTGGACGTTTCGCCGAAAGTACTTGGCCACGGCAGCCATGTCCCACAACTGCTCGGACAGCGGCACAGCCGGCTGATCCAGCCGCTCGAGCACAGCTTCCAGCCGGCGCAGCAATTCTTCACTCATGTATGTTCTCCTGCAATTCTGGTACTACGGTTTCGTCGTGCGGCCCGTCATTGAGGCCTGCGAATCGTGAATCGGGCGAGCTGGCAGTGGGCATCGTGCGGCTTGCCTTGCGGACGGTGGCAGCTAACGCATCTGGCTGGGCTGCGGGTGATGTAAGTCATGGTGCTCTTTTCGCTTCTGGCTGCGGCTGTGCGCTGGGCTGGGCGGCAGCAGCAAGATGCTTGTCCATCATCTCGTTGGCCCATGCTTTTACGCTTTGCGCTACGTCGGGCACCAGCATCGGTCGCCCCGGCTCATCGCTCCGGAATGTGAAGCCGTCGATTGTCATGTTTTCGGCGGTGATGGTTAGCGTTCCTGACTCTTTTACCAAAACTGATCCGAGCAGGTCTGCCGGTGCCGCTGCGCGCTCGGTAGGGGCGTCGCCGTGCAGGAGTAGCGATGTCAATTTGTCGCGGACGGGCGCGAAGTGCTGCCACAAGTGCTCCAAGTCCTCACGCACGGTCTGCCCTGCGGCGTTCTTGTGCTTGTCGAGCAGCGTGCTGGCGCGCATGTTCGGGCGGTCATACTCGGCGGTGATGTTGAGCATCCAGCGCAACGAGTTCACGGCTGCCGCCAGTCGGGCGTCCACCTGACCGGCTTGCCCTGCGCCCTCGGCAGCGAGGATGCGTACAAGCGCCTGTCGATACTGACCAAGCGTTTGGAACGACGCTGCGAATGCGTCGTCCGCAATCGCAGCGCGAAGGGCTTGCGAGATTTGCGTGTTCATTTGTCGTTGCCTTTCTGCTCGTCGGAGGCGTCCTCGAGCCAGTGTTGAAAGATCACCAGGCCGTCGTCCAGCATGGACCAGTCGCCGATCATCTTCGACAGCACGCGGCGGCCATCTGGAAGCGGGTCGTGGGTGGTGGCGGGCCGCTGAATCTGGTCGAACTTCGCGCGATCTGCGACGATCACGTAGACGACGTTCATGCCAGCTACGGGCGAGACGAAATCCCTCTTGCGCTCACTGCTTGCGTTCATGGATTGATCCCTTTCGGCGTCCGCCGGACGCATTGATTGCACATCGTGTTCGCGCCGGTGAACTGGCCCAGGGACCGCCGGCGGCGGCACGGTCCGGTGCAGTTCCGCTGCGGCGTGTACGCGCCGGCGCAGCTCTCGTTCTTGATCGTCTCGTGGTGCCGGAAAGTGGCGCCCGGGTTCAGGGATGCAGCAGCCAGGCGCCGCTGGTCCCAGGTGTTCATGCGCGCCATTACTGCTCCGCCTCCGTGAGTTCCTTCGCCTCGGCCTGCGCCTTGGGTGCGAACAGGTCGCTGCAGTCGGGATGGCAGTGCAGCCAGGGGACGGCTCGCCTGTCGAGCTCGAGGATCGCGGCCTCGGTACCCTGCAGCTTCTCGGAGGCCTCGCGGTACTCCTTGGCGCAGTCCCATTCAGTGCCCGACCTCTCGGCCTCCTCGCGCCAGTACTTGACCATCGCCTGCAGCTCGCGGCGGCGCGTCACCAGGGCGGAAACGACAACGCCTTGGCATGGTTCGCTCAACGGGCTCATGCCGGCACCTCGTCAGCTTGTGCGGCCGGCGTCACCGCATCGCGCGGTGCCGTCGATGATTTCGGGAAGGGCCACGGATCCTGTTCCGCGTCCGGAGCCGTCTTGGCCGGCTGGCCGGTGCTGACGGATGACTTGGCCTTCTTCTTCGGCTCGGGCTTCGGAGGGGCGGCCTTGGTCTTCTTCTTCGGCTCGGGCTTCGGAGGGGCGGCCTTGGCCTTCGCTGCAGGCGCCGGCTTTGCCTTGCCCTTTGCCTTGGCTTTCGGCGCCTCGGCCGGCGCGGCGGCGGCTGGGGCAGTGTCGACGGCTGCGGCGGTGTCCGCAGGCGATTCGACTTGCTTCTCAGTCTGCAGCACGAAGCGTTGGCCAGACCAGGTGTAGCCGTGTTCTGCAGCGGCCGCCTCGAGCATCGAGGTCAGCTCGCCGCGCGGGTGCACGAGCACGAGCTGGGTCAGCTCGTCCAGGCGCTGCGGGTGCCTCGCGATGAAGTCGACCAGGTCGCGCTGCTGCATCGGTGCGAGGTCGATCGTGGCGTCGACCTGGGCGGCCTCCGGCGCCAGTTCTGCTGCCGGCGCAGCTGGTTGATCGGCCGGCGCCGGAGCGGGGAAGGCCTCGGCGCGGACGGCGTCGACGTCGATGCCTTCATGGCGCGCCATCGCGACGATCGTTTGGAAGTCGTCCTCGTCCGCGCTGCCGTTCTTGATGTCCCACCAGCTCACTTCGAGCATCCTGCCGAGCATGACGTCGATCAGCAGCAGCTGGAGGGTGCCGGAGTCGGCCGCATCGATGAAGGCGTCGCTGTCCGTATGCAGGTCGACCTCATACAGCCCCTGGACGCTCTCAGCCAGAGGGAACTCGTCAACCATGGCCTTGGCGTACTCGCGCAGAGACGGCAGGCTGAGCCCGGCCACGATTGCATGCTGGCGCAGTTTTTTGTATAGCGACAGGCGATAGGTGCGTTCTTTCTCGGCAACGACTTCGGCGTCCTTGCGTTCCTGCTGCTGCCGTTCCTGCTGCAACTGATGGGCCGATTTTGGCGGAGCCTTGCTTGGATCGGCCTCGATCTCGCGCATGCGCGCCTGGTGCTGTTCCGTGGTCTCGCAGGCGCCTGCGGCTTCAAGCGCATCCTGCATAGCTTCGCGGCGGAAGATGGGCGTCAGGTCGCCGCTCGTGGCTTTCAGGTAACCGGCGACCTCGATGGCGTCGAGCGTCTCCGGCTTGAGGTACTGGCCAATAGTTCCCAGGTTTTTCGTCGAGGGAGCGTTGCGCGCGAAGTAGGTGATGTGCACTCCCGCATGGGTGAACTCGGAGCTCGAGCTGTACATCGTCTGCCTCAGCGCAATCGCCTCATCGCCTTCATAGACCGGGATCCCCTTCTTGTTGGCCATGGTGATCGTGGCGGTCAGGTGCGCCGCCTTCTTCTCGGCGAAGCAGTCCGGGTCCGTGCAGACGTCTGCACTGATACCGGCGAACAGCTCGGGCTGGTTGCCCGTGCGCTTCGGGCACTTCACGCAGCTGCCGGCCGCGGCGAGCAGCTTGCTGTCGTTGAGCTTGAAGATCGCCGTCGACAGGTCGAGCATGTAGCGCGCCTGGACGTGCTCGGCCGCCTTGCGGTAGGAGAGCGGCTCGCTGCCCTGCCACACGGGCGGGTTGAGGATCTCGTCCAGCGCCTTTACCTGCAGCGCCGGCACTGGGATACGCGCAATCAGCAGCGCGGTCGACGCCGGGATTTTTCCATCGAGGAACTGCTCGCGAACTTCAGGGGTGAGGGCGCAGAGCTTGAGGCGGGCGTAGATATAGGCGCGGCTTTTCTTGATCTCATCGGCCAACTGGTCGGCGCTGTAGCCGTGCTGCATCATCAGCAGCTGGTAGCCTTCCGCCTCTTCCATTTCGTGCGGGTCTTCGCGCTGCAGGTTCTCCAGGATGCGGATCTTCGCCGCGTCCAGGTCGCTCAGGTGCCGGCACATGGCCGGGATCGTGGTCATGCCGGCGATCTTCGACGCGCGGTAGCGGCGTTCGCCAGCGACGATCTCGAACTCCTCCGGCTCCTCGGCCGTAGGCGTGACCGGGCGGATCAGGATCGGCTGGGCGACGCCCATCGACTTGATGCTGGCGGCCAGCTCCTGCAGGTTCTGCTCGTTGAAGCGCTTGCGGTTGTCCGGCGAGCGGCGCAGCTTGGCGATTTCGAACACGCCATAGGTGCCGTCAGGGGCTGGGGTTTGAATAGTCGAGTTCATGTTGGAACCTGTCGTATGATTTGTAATTTAGTTATCGGAGAGAAAAATGCTGGCAATGCAAGAGCGGGAAATGTCGTGTTCCAATCTGGCGATCAACGCGGCCAAGGTCGCTGCTGATTACCTTCGCGCCGGCGTCGCCGCTGTCGACGAGGTGATGGGCGAAGGCGCCGCCAAGAAATATCCGGAGCTGGTCGTCGCATTCATGGATGCTGCTTCGCGCGACTACCAGGCTTCGATGCTGAGTCACCGGTTGACGCCGGCACTGGAGGACGTTGCGGACGCCATCAAGGGCGCAGGGGAGTCGGTCGCGTCGGCGCTTGCCGAGTAACCTTCGATCGCCTGGCCTGCCGAGCCGAAGCTGATGTGGGCGAAATGCACTCCCTCGGGGCCGCATGCACTACCCTGGCGACGGGCGATACGGCACGGGGTAGGTTGATAGCCTTTGACCAGGTTGGCCGTCCGGCAGGCTGTGGCGAGACACAGGGCATCTGCCAGGCGGCGCGTGGGCTCCTCGTAGTGCTTGCAGTCGATGCAGAACAGCGGTTTGGTTGCGGCCAACGCGCCGGCGTCTGTGGTTTGCATGTGGATGTTCCTATTGATTTGAATGGAAATTCGGGCTGCCAGCAGTTAGCGGTAGCCGTGCGAGTCGAGAACCTGCTGCATGTTTGCGCCTTCCCAGGAGCCCGGCCGGGTGTACGTCATCGCCGCGTCCTCCGCCAGCATCAGCAAGAGCCGGCGGACGTTGAGCTTGCCGTGGGTGTTGAAACCATCGTTCTGCGTGTGCGCGAAGTTGCAGGCGTCGACGACGGCGACCAGGTTGTCGTAGGTCTCTACGTCCATTTCGATGGTGACGCGGCGTTTGGTGCTCATGCTCGGCTCCTTGGGTGAGGGTGGTTGGCTGGCGGTTGCTCGTTGGTGGTGTAGAAGCCGAGCGCGAACTCGGCGCCAGGCATGCGGATGTGCACCCACCAGGCCGTGAAGCCTTTCCTTGGCTGGTGTTGCGGGCGTTGCGGCTCGGAGACCTGGTAGCCACGGGCGCGCATCGCGTCGAAGACGCGCAGGATGTCGAGGTCGGTGCCGTTTGCGGAGACCTCAGCGGGCCGGGTGCCGGTGTTGCGGCAGAAGGCTTGCAACGCTGCGGCCCTGCTGGCGGTGTCGAGGGCGCGGTGAAGCTCGCCAGTCCCGAGCGGCGCAGCAGAGGACTTACGAAGTGCTGGGGAGGCGGTCGAGGCCATGCTTACACCGACGCAGGCATGACGGTGATGCCACAAGGGACGTTTGCAAAGCGATCGGCTGCTTGGCTAAAGGCGTCAGCGCTGGACTCTGCATGAACGGTGTACCGGGTCGGGCAGCCGATGGTCCGAACAGTGACAAGAAATGCACGGTTGCTCATTAAGGCTCCTACTGTTAGGGGTTACGCTGAAACAGTATAGAGTTCTAAACTTCCGCAGGTCAAGTGTTCTAAACCATCATGAAGAAAAAAAGCCCCAACTTGCGGGGCGATGAGTATGTAATGGGCGCTGGACTATAGCCTGGTATGGAGGTGGTCGTATGCTTTGAGCACCGATGTCAAACCTGACTTCTCTGCCGTGGTCATCTTGTGATCGTAAATACGGTCTCGGCCGGCGAACCTTACCGTAACTGATTTTGCTGCGCTTATTGCCTGTAGAGAGGCCAGGTCATCTGGTTGCGCTACATAGTCGGCGACCTCCCAGACCGATCTAGCTTCGTTATCTCGCTTGATTTCGGAGCGACGATACGTTCGCTGGTAGACGATCTGATCGTCGGCCATAATTTTTATGTGGTCATAGAATATCCATCGACTGCCATGGTACATGACCATCATGCGCAGATACGGTTGGCCGCCATCGGCAAGACCAATGTAGGCGCCAACCTGCGTCCTAAGAGTATTTGCTCCAGGCGACGTGTAAAACGTCGTTTTTTCCATTTCGTCGCGACTTCGTTTCAGCTTCTTGGTGGCCGCGGCAAGGATGCTGTTTCGCTCTTCGGCAGTAACGTATGGCTTTGCTGGAGGGGAAGCGGACGACGATGGCGGTGAAGTGCTGGGGATTGCCTGGGCTTCAGGTGCCGCACGTGAGGCTTTGCTTCCTCCAAACCCGGCGATTACTTGGCTAACAATCGCTAAGGCCAGTCCTGCTCCTAATATTGTTCTTAAAGTACCCACAAGGCCTTTCGGAAGTTAGTCGATTACAACCGCCCGGTTACCACACGCCCTGGCTGGTACACGACACGGCCAATGATCTCGAGCTGGCCGCTACGCACGTTGATCGGGCCATGGTCGGGATTGAGTGAATGTAAATACCAGTTTCCACCTTTGTTCAGCAGCTGCTTGATGCAGGCATCCCCATCAAATTGAATAGCGAACAGTTCTCGGCTGATCGGACGCTTGTCGCTGGTATCTATAACTACCAAGTCGTCTTCAAACATCATCGGTTCCATGCTATTTCCTCGGACACGCATGGCTACGAGTGCATCGGGGTTGAGCATGTGCTGTTCGATAACGGCGCGTGGCATTTGTAGGCAGCCGCCATCACTCATATCTGGCTCAATTGCTAAGCGATTGACGCCCGCCCGTAAACGCATTTTTACGCATCGGATCGGGACGGTATCAGCTCGCTCCATTGCGCTGACTGGAACTACGCCTTTAGCTCCGAATAAAGGCGCTTCGCGCGGATCACCTTCGCCAGTCATTAACCAAATATGCGAGAACCCGAGTTCTCGCTCGATGTTCAGCGCGTAGCGGATATCCATCGATTTGATTTTGCCAGTGATCCACTGGTTGACAACGCTTTTCGAGGCGCCAGATGCTTTGACGAGTCCGATCTGGCCGCGCTCACCTTCTAGCTCGGGCATCTCGTCGTAGATGTAACTTAGGCGGTCGGAAAGAAGGTTCATGTTAAGCATTCTAAACAACGCAGGGTTTAGAGTGCTTGACTGAAGGTGGTTTAGAGTTCTATACTGCATACAGGACCTAACTCAAATGAAAGCGAAAGATGACCGACTCTTCCCTAAACGCCGGAGACGTCATTCGGCGCCTCGGCGGTACGGCCAAGACGGCAGCCCTTTGTGAAGTGACTAAAAGCGCTGTGTCGCAGTGGATCAAAAACGGTATTCCGAAGGCGCAGCTGAAATATTTGAAAGCAGTTCGTCCAAGCGTGTTTACGGACGTCGAGAGTCTTCGGCGCAGAGAGACGGATAAGTGCTCGGGAGTTCAGTGAGCGCTGCCGCTGTGACTGCCTGAGTTCCCTCTTACTCATGATCTGACAACAGGGATGCGAACAGTCGCGTTCGTTTTGTTGCCATATGGAAATAAATCTTTAAGTGCTGTTTGTTACGAAGCAATCTTAAGTGAGTTGTTAGCGAACAAGCAACCACAAGCAAAGGGGTTCACTGTGGATATTAGGAAATCTTGCCTCTCGATGATCAAGGAGTTCCCTGGCGGCTGGGACGCCATGGCGGGCGCCCTGGGCATGAGCCGGGATGCACTGGAGAATCGTATTTACGAGCGCAAGGGGCAGGGCGTGCTGGTCGAGACCGCGCTGCAGATGCAGAAATTCTCCCGCACCACGCACTTCGCCGAGGCGGTCGCGGCGCTCAGCGGCGGCACCTTCGTCAAGCTGCCCGAGATCGAGGTCGAGAACGAGGACCTGCTGAAGAAGTTCAACCAGCTGTACGCCGAGCTGGGCAAGTTCTCGAGCGACTTCAACCTGGCCACGGCGGACGAGCAGATCGATCGCCGCGAGGAAGCGCTGCTGCGTGACGACGCCGACAAACTGCATAAGGTGCTGTCCGAGCTGGTCGCGCTGACGCTGCGCGTGTACGGCACCCGGACGCATGCGGAGGGAGCATGACCACGATGAGCGGCCTCGAGCCGGCCGAACTGGCGATCACGCCGTCGATGTATGCCCCTCCGATGCGCCCGCTGTCTGAGCGTAATCGCGCTCGTGTTTTTGTGCTGCGCGAAGGTGCGCTCGATTACCGGGCCATTCCATCACTTTGCGCTAACGAGCGGGTGCCGTTCAAACACTGCATCAACACCGTGGATGAGGTTGCGCAAGGATGAGCAACGTTGGTCAAGTCGTAGCACATATGGCCGAGCACGGGATGCCACCGCTGCCGGCGAACCATCCCATCCTCGATGGCAAGTACAAGCGCTTCGGTCCCGAAAAGAAGGCGTGGTACATCCTGCGCGAAATGACGCTCGGCTCGGGCCGCATCGTGGTCACGGGCGCGTTCGGTTTCTTCCAGGGCGAGAACCGCAATACCGTGCCGGTGACGGTCGACGTCGAGGAGCTCTCCGAGGCCGACAAGGCCGACTACGCGCGCAAACAACGCACAGCGGCGAAGGCCGAGGAAGAGAAGCGTAGCAACGCAGCCAGGCTGGCCGCCAACCGCGCCCGCGACCAGTGGTCGAAGGGCTCGCCGGATGCTGGATCGCATCCGTACCTGGTGCGCAAGCAGGTGCCGGCCGAAGGCCTGCGCGTGAGCGCCGATGGCAAGCTGCTGATCCCCCTGGTGCGCGATGGCCAGCTGGCCGGGCTGCAGAAGATCGACGCGGCCGGCGAGAAGCTGCTGAACAAGGACATGGACGCGATCGGCGTCATGCACGTCCTTGGCACGCTCGACGGTGCGCCTGTCATCGGTGTCGGCGAAGGTTACGCCACTTGCGCCAGTGCGCGGGTCAGCGTTGCACCTGGCTACGACCTGCCGGTAGCGATCGGCCTCAATGCCGGCAACATCATGAACGTGGCCAAGTCACTGCGGCGCGATTACCCCGAGGCGCATCTGCTTTTTCTCTCGGACGACGATTACCAGTTGACGCAACGATTCACCGAGCGCTTGCGCGAGGAATTCAAGGTCTCGGCCGCCGTGCCGATCGACGGCGCCACGCATCACGTTACCGCCGACGATGGGGAATCGGTCGAGGTTACCGCCTGGTGGCGCGCCGACGCCCAGGGCATCGAGTACATCGAGGCCGACATGCGCCGCGGCCGGGTCGTGCGCCAGTACACGTACAAGAATGCCGGCGTCGCAGCCTGCCACGCCGCTGCGAAGGCGGTGGGCAACGCGTCCGTCGCCAAGCCGCTGTTCGCGGACCGGGGCGATCGCAAGCTGACCGACTTCAACGACCTCCAGATCGAGGAAGGGCTCGATGTCGTCGCAGCGCAGATCGGTTCTTCCCTCCTCGCTGCGCAGCAGCGCAATACCGGTTCTCCCGCCCCCTCTCCGGCGGCGGCCGCAGCCGACGTTGCGTCCCTGGATGACCTGACCGACGAGGTTTCCCCCGCCCCCCCTGGTGCGGAGCAGCCGCGCGCCAGCGCGACAGACGAGCCGCCGGCGGAAATCGCGGCGCGATTTGACGCGGAGTCGGACATCGCCAGCTACGAGGGCGCGGGCACGATGGCTCCTGCCGCACCGGCCGGCGTGCGCTCCGCGCGGGGGGAGGGGGGCGACGATGACGAGGGCCGCAAGCAGGAAAAACCGAAGAAGGTCTACGGCCAGGCGCACTGGGACGCCGTCGACGACGTGCTCGAGAACTTCGTCCTGATCTACGGCGAGGACCTGGTGTGGGACTGCCGGCAGCGCATGCTGATGAAGGTCTCCGCGATGCGCACCATCGTGGCGAACAACGATGTGATGAAGTTCTGGTCCGGCGAGGCGCGCAAGTGGGTGCTGAAGAAGAACATCGTGTTCGACCCGACCGAGACGCCGAGCCCGGCCGCCAGCGGCCCGACCGCGACCGTCAACCTGTTCAGCGGCTGGAAGATGAAGCCGAAGAAGGGCAACTGCATGCAGATCCGCGTGCTGCTGTCGCACCTGTGCGACGGCAACGAGGACCTCGAGACGTGGATCCTGCGCTGGCTGGCCTACCCGCTGCGCAACCCCGGCGCGAAGATGGAGACCTCGATCATCATGCACGGCGACGAGGGCTCGGGTAAGAACTTCTTCTTCGAGAAGGTGGTCAAGGCCATCTACGGCGAGTACGGCTACGTCATCGGCAACGCCCAGCTGGAGTCGAACTTCAATGACTGGGCCTCGATGAAGCTGTTCATGGTCGCCGACGAGGTGGTGACACGGGCCGAACTCAAGCAGATGAAGGGCAAGCTCAAGTACCTGGTGGCGGGCGACACCGTGATCGTCAACCCGAAGGGCCTGCCGGAACACAGCGAGGCGAACCAGATGAACTTCGTGTTCCTGTCGAACGAGCTGCAGCCGCTCGCCCTGGACAAGACCGACCGCCGCTACCTCGTCGTGTGGACGCCACCGGCCTTGGGAGCGGACTTCTACAAGGGTGTGTGGAAGGAGATCGAGGCCGGCGGCATCGAGGCCTTCTACCACTTCCTGGTGCACGAGCTGGACATGGGCGACTTCAACGAGCACACGAAGCCGCTCTACAACGAGGCCAAGGACAACCTCATCGAGAAGAGCCTGGCCCCGGCCGAGCGCTTCTACCGCGAGTGGTCGCGCGGCCTGCTGCCGCTGCCATTCATCACCTGCGGCGTCCAGCAGCTGTACGACGCCTTCCAGGTGTGGTGCAACCGCTCTGGCGAATCGAAGTACACCTCGCTGACGCTGTTCAGCCCGTCCGTCGAGCGCTATGCCGGCAACGTGCTGCGCAAGAAGGCCATTCTGTACGAGTACGGCGAGAAGGTGAAGCAGCGCTTCGTGTTCCTGGTAGGTGAGCAGCCGGCTGGCAAGTCCCTGCGCGACTGGGCCGAGACCACCTGCGCGCTGTTTGACGCGGACCTGAAGTGCTATCGACATCGGGGCGGCGGCGATATGGAGGCTTAACCGTCCACATCCGGGCAACCGTCCACATGCGTAAGTAATTGAACGATAAGGGAATGTTGAGGGTGTTGAGGGTATGGAGGGTTTTTCGAGGCTCCACGCGTGCGCGGATGCGTCAACCAAGGCAAGCCAAGACCAAGGAACGGGGCAACAAGGTTGGTTCAATTTTGTTTTAACCCTCAATAGTCTCAATACCCTCAATAAGAGGAATAAAAACAAAGAGTTAAACGTGTTGAGGGTGTGTTGAGGCTGTTGAGGGTTTGTCGAAAAGAAATAAAAACAGGGAGGGCGGGAGTTCGATGGCGAAAGGAAGCATGAGGGAGCAGATGCCGTTCGTGGCTGCCTGGATAGACGGGCTACGGGAGGCGTTCGGGACTGAGTCGATAGACAGGCAGATCAGGGCGGGGATGCGCGGTAGCCCGGTGTTCTACGCCAGCGAGAACGGGCATACGGTGGGAACGAAGGGCAAGCGAGGTTGGAGGGTGTTGAAAGACGAGCGGGGCAATCCCGTGGCGGTGGATGGTGATGGCGAACGATGGCGATATGTGGACGGGGAGTACCGTCCCGTGATTGAAAGGGGATGTTAATGGGAGCAGCAGCGGTGGAATTTGGACAGCAACAGCAGGGCATTTTCGAAAGCGCCGGGCAAGCGGTGCATGTGGCCTTTCTTGTAATGGCACAGGAGCCGTCGGGCGATGCACCGTTTCGCAAGGCGCTGATCCGGGCGATGGAGTCGATTCGGCTCGAGAACAACGAGCAGCGTCACTGGCTCGACCAACTGCGTGGAGAGCGCAGTGGGACCGTGAACTTTGGTGGCCTGCGCGACACTGAGATCCGGGCGCAGTGCGCGCTGATCACCCAGGCCGTGCGCACCAAGCTGCCGGAAGTCGAGCAGTGGGTACTGCAGGCCAAGTATGGGCAGGTCGAGTACGAGGATATCGACCTGGGCGACAGGCAGCTGCCCCCGACCGAGAAGCCCCGTATGCAGCGGCGCTACGCCTTCTCGGCAGAGCGGATCGCAGCGATCAAAGGTCTCTCCGATTGGCTGGCACCGATGTTCCGTGGAATCAAGCCGTTGGCCATCGATTGCATGCTGGGTCGGATGTTTGCCAACCACAAGAAGATCGATATCAGCTCACGTGACCTGGCTTCGCAGTTTGGCGGCAACCATACGCAGTACTTACGGGCATCGAGGGCGATGAAGGAACATCTGCGGAAGCTGGAAGGGAAGGCGATGGAGCGGCTGGAGCCGATCTTCCTGGAGCAAGGTGTGACAATGCTCTCTGAAGATTTCTAGCTTTAAAGATTTCGTTGACGAAAGTGTTCCAAGCAGGATATATTTTCACCACACTCGCAGTAACTGCATCAAAGGCCCGCGCAAGCGGGCTTTTTGCATTTCTGCGCTGCCTTTTCGCGTTCCCCTGTTCGGTCCAGTCCACCTGCCACCAAAGGAAGCGTATGAAATCACGTCCTCAACGACCACTTGCCGAGCGCTTCATGCGGAGCTTGCGTGTTTGGCGCCGCAACTACCGCGTCTGTCGCTGCTATGCGCGGCGGTGGGATGCGACCTGCAGCGCCTTGCGCCTCACCTGGGCCTGCGTCGAGCTGTAATCCTTTCCGGCCATTGCGTGGCATGGCGGCGTTGGGCGAGAAGGATAAGCGCACCAATTCTCAACGGTGAAAGGTGGTGATCCTGTCTCGATCCGCAGCATAGCGGGGGATACACATGCAGTCTCCGTTCGCCCGGTCCGCCGGGCTTTTTTATTCCACGTGCCCATAGTAGTTCGACATGTCCCGGACCTCAAGCGTTCGCTGGACGCTGCGGGCGCGGAAGTTGTGGGTATCAGCAGTGCGTCAGGCCGCCAGCGTGCCTCCCAGTGGCGTGTAACAGGCACAGTCGTCGACGAACAAAGGCCGACTCTCCTCGCAGGTGCATCACCAGGCGCGGGCGACGACACCACCGCAGGCGTGTAGACGTTTGCACAAAGGACTCATATGGCAAGCATTTCCCTGGCCGACCAGCTGGCCCAGCTGCGGCGCAACATGGACGACGCCGCGCGCCGGCATGTGCCCTTCGCCGTCGCCTTGGCTTTGACCAGGACCGCGCAGCGCGCGCGCACCGGCGTGCTGGAGGTGATGCAGCAGCGCTTCGACAGGCCGACGCCCTACGCAATGAACAGCCTGCGCGTGGTGCCGGCCAAGCGAACCGATGCGCAGCCTACCGCGAGGGTCTACTTCAAGGACGACGCCTACAAGGGCACGCCAGCCAGCAAGTTCCTCACGCCCGGCATGCACGGCGGTGCGCGCAGCGCCAAGCGCTTCGAGCGCGCGCTGATCGGCAAGGGCCTGATGCGCAGCGGGCAGTTCGCCCTCCCTGCCGCCGGCGCCCAGCTGGACTCGTACGGCAACGTGCGGCGCGGCCAGATCGTCCAGATCCTGTCGGCGCTTCAGGCGTTCGGCGAGCAGGGCTACATGGCCAACCGCACCAACAGCCGGCGCAGCCAGCGCAACGGCCGGGCCGCGCAGTACTTCGTCGGCGCCCTGGACGGTATAGAGGGCATCTGGCAGCGCAAGAACTTCGGCTTCGGCGAGGGCGTCCGCCCCGTGTTCGTGTTCACCGACGGCGAGCCGCAGTACCGCGTGCGCGTGCCATTCGAGAAGGTGGTCGAGAACGTGGCGCGGGCCCGCCTGCCCGAGGAGTTCCGGTCGGCGCTCGACCACGCGATGCGCACCGCGCGCCCGCCTGCCGGCTGATGCTCAGTCCGGGCTTGGTCCGGTCGGATAGGGGAGGGTAGGAGGCCAGGGCGGCATTTTCCAGGGTCCTTCCCGGCCCCCCTGGCTCACGGGTAATTCGAACCACGCTGTTTGCGTCGTCACAGAATTTTCAAGGGGTAGTCACGGTAGTCGGTAGTCAGGTAGTCAGCAGAGAAGGTAGTCAACATGGCATTGATGGGTTATCGAGAGTACTCGCGCCACGCCGGCGTTACGCTGCGCGCAGTGCAGAAGGCGATCGAGGCCGGGCACATCAGGATCACTGCCGACAAGAAGATCGACTCGGACCAGGCCGATCGCGACTGGCGGGATAGCAGCGACGTGCAGCGTCCCATTGTGAGCATGGCGCCCGAAAAAAAACGTGCCGCTCCCCCGGCGGCGCCGGCCAGTGCGTCGCGCGTCGAGCCGGATGCCGGTGCTGACGACGAGGTCGACGACCCGACCGGCGAGTATCGGGCGCACCGTGCCGAGCGCGAGAAGTACAGCGCGCTCAAGCAGAAGCTCGAATACGAGCAGCTGGCGGGCGAGCTGATCCCGGTCGAAGAGGCCAAGCGGATCGCTTACACAACGTTCCGCGGCATACGCGACTCGGTGCTGAACGTGCCAGCCCGGCTGAAGGACCAGCTGGCGGCGCTGACCGACCCACACGAGTGCGAGCGCATCATGGAAGCGGCGCTCGCGGCAGCGCTGGCCGGCATCGATGTCGGCAAGCTGCTGCAGGACCAGGATGAGTAAATGGGTGCAGTCGACGAATTCATACGCTCGCTCAACGAGGCGATCAAGCCGGACAGCCGGATCCCGATCGCGGCCTGGGCCGAGTCGTACAGGGTGCTGCCGCCCGACAGCCCCGAGCCCGGGCCATGGCGTAACAGCCGCACGCCCTACCTGGTCGGCATCATGGATGCGCTGTCGCCAGACAGCCCGTACAGGGAAACCTACCTCAAGAAGGGCCACCAGCTGGGCGGCTCCGCCCTGGGCGAGAACTTCATCGGCCATTCGATCACCTCGGCGGCCGGCAACATCCTCGCGGTGTTCGCCACTGTGGAGGACGGCGAGAAGTGGAACCTGTCGCGCTTTGAACCGATGCGCGATTCGACGGACGAGCTCAAGAAGCGGATCCGCGACAAGGACCTGAAGGGCTCGGACAACACGCAGCGCCGGAAGAAATTCCCGGGTGGCTTCCTGCAGATCATCGGCGCGAACAGGCCTGGCGGCCTGAAGTCGTCGACCATGCGCTACGTGCTGCTCGAAGAGATGGACGAGTACGCCGGCGACATCGGCAACCAGGGCGCGCCCGAGACCCTGGCAAAAAAGCGCACGAGTAACTTCGGGCGCAAGGCGCGCATCTTCGGCAACAGCACGCCGACCATCGTCGGCTCGTCGCCGATCGACCGCAACTATCAGCGTGGCGACCAGCAGAAGTACATGGTCAAGTGCCCGGACTGCGGCGAGCGCCAGTTCTTCAAGTGGGGCCAGATGAAGTGGCCCGAAGGCGAGCCGGAGAAGGCGCGCTACCTGTGCGAGCACTGCGACGTGCTCAGCACCGAAGCCGAGTGGAAGACGCGCGGCTACGAGGGCGCCTTCTGGCAGCCGACCGCGAAGGGCGAGCCGGGTGTCGCCAGCTTCCACTTGCCGTCGCTGTATGCGCCACTGGGCTGGCGGCCCTGGGCCGAGATGGCGGCGGACTTCGTCGCGGCGAAGAACGACCCGGTTGCCCTGAAGGCCTTCATCAACAATGAACTGGCCGAGTGCTGGGAGGATCTCAGCGGCCAGATCAAGAGCGCCGAGATCGCCAAGCGCCGCGAGGGCTACGCGCTGCGCTCGATCCCGAAGGGGTGCCTTGCCCTGGTCATGTCGGTAGACGTGCAGGGCAACCGCCTCGAGTACCAGATCCTCGGCTTCGGCCGCAACAAGAAGCATTGGGTGATCGACTACGGGCTGATCGATGGTGACCCGGCGAAGGACGAGGTCTGGACCCGCCTGACGGCGCTGCGCGAGCGGCCCCTGGTCAACGCCTACGGCGTGCCGATGCGTGTGCAGACGTGTGCAATCGACTCCGGTGGACACCACACGCACGAGGTCTACCACTACGCCAGGCTGTACCGGCACGCCGGCGTGTTCGCGGTGAAGGGCGCCTCGACCGCCGGCAAGCCGGTCATCGGCAGGCCAGTCTCGATGGACGTGAACCACAAGGGCCGCACCATCAAGGGCGGCGTGCAGCTGTGGCACGTCGGCACGGACACGGCCAAGTCGCTGCTGTTCAACTACATCGCGTCCGACGAGGAGTCGGTACCGGAGGACCGCTTTATCCGTTTCGCCGCAGGCCTCACGGACGACTACTTCGATCAGCTGACCGCCGAGGTCTACGACGCAGGAAAGGCCCAGTACCGCAAGCTGCCGGGCCGCCGCAATGAAGTGATCGACCTGTTCGTGTACGCCTTCGCAGCGGCGTACCACCCGCTGCTGCGCCTCGACACGATGCGCGACGCGGATTGGGCGCAGCTGGAGAGCGTGGTCGAACCGGTCAACGGGGACCTGTTCCAGACCCCGCTGGCTCCCGTGGGCGACGAGCCGGCGGGCGATGCTGCCGCGCAGACCGCCGCGCCGGCGCCTGCCCAGGTGCCGCCCGTGCCGGAACCCAACGTGCTTGTGCAGCCGGCCGCGCCGGTCGCGCAAGAAGAACAACCGCAAGAGAGCAGCTGGCTCTCCGGCACCGACAACTGGCTGGATTAACTATGGCATTCACACTCAATCAACTGAACGCGCTGGAAGCGGCGCTGGCTTCGGGCCAGCTGTCGGTCAATTACGACGGCAAGAGCGTCACCTACCGCAGCGTCGGCGACCTTATGCAGGCGCGCAACCTGATCCGCGGCGAGCTGATCGCGGCCGGGCTGCTGAGCGCCTCGTCGCTGTCGAACCGCGGGCCTGCCTCGCTGGCCACCTTCAGCCGGGACTGACATGAATCTGATCGACGAATTGGTCGGGTTCATCAACCCAATGGCCGGCGTGCGCCGTGCCCAGGCGCGCAGCGCGCTCGAGCTGATGCGTGGCTACGATGCGGCCAAGGTCGGGCGCCGCACGGATGGCTGGGTAGCCAACGGCGGCAGTGCGAACGTCGAGATCGGCCCGGCCCTGGCACGCGTGCGCAACCGCTGCCGCGACGTGGTCCGCAACAACGAATACGCGGCGAAGGCCATCGAGACGCTGTGCGTCAACACGATCGGCGACGGCGTGGTGGCGAAAGCACCCGACCAGCAGCTGTGGGACGACTGGTGCGAGTACTGCGACGCCGACGGCCAGCTGGACTTCAACGGCCTGATCGACCTCGCGCACCGCACCCGGCGCGAGAGTGGGGAAGTGATTATCCGCTTTCGCTCGCGCTCGCCCGACGACGGCTACGCGGTACCGCTGCAGCTGCAGGTGCTCGAACCGGACCACATCGACACCAGCAAGACCGGCGCGCTCCCCAACGGCAACTACGCGATCGCCGGCGTCGAGTTCAACCTGATCGGCCAGCGCGTGGCGTATTGGCTGTTCCCGGTGCACCCGGGCGAGATGGCGAGCTACCAGTTGGCCAGCCTGGAGAGCAAGCGCGTGCCGGCCTCCGAAGTGCTGCACTACTACCGGAAGCGCCGGCCCAGCCAGGTGCGCGGGATGCCGGAGCTGGCGGTGTCGCTGCTGCGCCTGCGCGACCTGGCCGACTACGAGCAGGCCGAGCTGGTGCGCAAGAAGATCGAGTCGTGCTTCGTCGCCTTCGTGCGCACGGACGACACCTCGATGCGCATCGGCGCCGAAACGAAGGTGTCGCCGCGCGCCGCGAACGAGAAGGTGGCGCCCGGGATGATCAAGTACCTGTCCAATTCCGAGGGCGTGGACTTCGGCAACCCGGCGTCGAGCGGCGGCTATGGCGACTACACCGACAGCCAGCTGTATGCGATCTCGACCGGCGCCGGCGTCATGCACTCGCAAATGACCGGCAACCTGTCGAACTTCAACTTCAGTAGCTACCGGGCCGGCCTGGTGGAGTTCCGCCAGATGATCAAGGCGGAACAGTGGCTGGCCCTCAAGCCGATGGTGCTCGCGCCGATCGCGCGCCGCTTCCAGGAAGTAGCGCGGCTAGCCGGCGCGACCCGCAAGCCGGTAACGGCGATGACCTGGACCATGCCGAAGCTGCAGTGGGTCGACCCGCTCAAGGATGTGATGGCGGCGAAGGAAGCGCACCGCGGCACGGTCAAGAGCATCTCCGAGACGATCCGCGAAATGGGCGAGGACCCGGACAAGGTGTTTGCCGAGATCGCGGCGGAGCGCAAGAAGCTGGCTGACCTGGGCATCCTGACCGACTCCGACGCTGCGATCTCGCAGCGGCTGATCGACGCCGCCACAGCGGCGGACATGCTCGGCCAGCAGTAAAAGAACTACCCGCGATCCAGCCCTGCCGGCGACAGCCAGCGGGGCTTTATTTTTTTTAAGGCGACACATGAATCCAAAAGATTTGCCCCTCGAAGTCCTGCAGATGCCGATGCAGGCGCGCCTGGCGCCCATCACGACGGTCAACGCCGAGGCGCGCACGGTCGACCTGGTGTGGACCACCGGCGCCGGCGTGCAGCGTTACGACTGGTACAACGACCGCTACTACGTCGAGGAGCTGAGCCTCGACCCGAAGCATGTGCGCATGGCGCGCCTGCAGTCCGGCCGGGCGCCGCTGCTCAACACCCACCAGCGCTGGGACCTGAGCTCGGTCTTCGGCGTCGTGCGCACGGCTTCGCTGGAAGCAGGGCAGGGCGTGGCCACGGTGGAGTTCTCGAAGCGCGAGGACGTCGAGCCCTACTACCAGGACGTGGCCGGCGGGATCATCTCGAATGTCTCGGTCGGCTACACGGTCCACGAGTACGACCGCATCCCGCCTTCGGCCGACAGCAAGACCTGGATTTACCGCGCCATCGATTGGGAGCCCACCGAGATCTCGCTGTGCCCGATCGGAGCCGACGCCGACTGCGGTACCCGCAGCGACGACCCGGCCCAGCCGAATGCCAAGCCCGGCCCCGATGTCCGCATGGCGCCCTGCAAGTTCAATACCCGCAGCACTTCCGCAGTCCAACCGCCGGCGGCCGCCGGCACTCAAACCAGAAAAGGAAACACCATGCCAGGTGAAAACGACAACCCGGCGGCGTCGAACGCTGCCACCCAGGCGCAGCTCGACGCGGCCCGCGCTGAAGGCGCAGCACAGGAATCGGCGCGCCAGAATGGCATCCGCGAAGCAGTCCGCCTGGGCGGCCTGGACGAGGCGTATGCCGTGCAGCTGATCGGCCAACGCGACATGACCGCAGCCGATGCGGGCATGGCTGTCCTGCGCGAGAAGGCCAAGCGCGATGCCGCGGCCCCGACCCGCAGCGCGGCCGATATCCGCACCATCAGCGACGAGACGGAACAGCGCCGTGCCGCCTTGGGCGATGCGATCGTGCTGCGCACGAACCCGAACGCCGACTTCCGCAAGGACGCTGCCCGCATGGAAGCTGCCCGCCAGTTCCGCGGCATGAACCTGATGGACATGGCGCGCGAGTCGATCGAAGCGGCCGGCGGCAATACGCGCGGCCTGTCGCGACGCGAGATCGCCGTTGTGGCGATGAACCTGGACCGCGACATGCAGGGCCGCGCCGGCATGCAGTCGAGCAGCGATTTCCCGCAGATCCTGGCGGGCACCGTCAACCGCACGCTGCGCACCGCCTACGGCCTGCAGCCGCGCACCTTCACCGGCTGGGCGCGCGAATCGACCGCTCCGGACTTCCGCGAAGTGGCGCGCACGCAGCTGTCCGAATCGGCCGCTTTCAAGCAGATCAACCCGGGCGGCGAATACAAGATGCTGACCTTCGGCGACTCGGCCGAGAAGTACTCGCTGAGCAAGTTCGGCGGCATCGTCGCGATCACCTGGGAGTCGATCATCAACGACGACCTGGGCGCGTTCGACCGCATCCCGCTGGCACTGGCCGCCGAAGCTGCGGCGATCGAAGGCGACATCGTCTACGGCATCCTGACCGGTGCCGCGCCGATGTCGGATGGCGTCGCCCTGTTCGATGCTGCGCACAACAACCTGGCTGGCGCCGCCGGCGCGATCAGCGACGTCACGCTCGGCGACGCCCGCGCGGCGATGCGCAAGCAGGTGGGCCTCAAGGGCCGCGTGCTGAACCTGACGCCGTCGTTCCTGATCACCGGCCCGGACAACGAAAGCTTGGCGAACAAGTACACCTCGGCGTCCTTCGTGGCGGCCAAGGCCTCGGACATCAATCCGAACTTCAACACCAGCCTGGAAGTGGTGATCGACCCGCGCATCCAAGGCAAGGCGTGGCACCTGGCGGCGACCCCCGCCCTGGTCGACACGATCGAGTACGCATACCTGGAAGGCGAGCAGGGGCTGTTCACCGAGACCCGCCAGGGCTTCGAGGTCGACGGCGTGCAGATCAAGGCCCGCCACGTCTTCGGCGCCAAGGCGATCGACTGGCGCGGCATGTACAAGAACGCCGGCGCGTAAGCCGCCTGTGCAGTGACGACTGGCCCCGAGGGGCCAGTCTTCTGGTTCGAATTTCTCCCCTCATAGGAATCACATGAAAAACTTTGTACAGCCGGGTCGTGTCCTGACCCTCATCTCTGCCGGTGCGCTGCTGGCCGGCGACGCTCTCCTGGTCGGCAAGATCTTTGGCGTCGCACTGTCGAACGTCGCGCCCGGCGCATCGGGCGAGTTCCAGACCGAAGGCGTGCACGAACTGCCCGCCCTGGCGACCGACGTCGCCGCTGTTGGTGCGCCCCTGTTCTGGGACAACACCAACAAACGCCTGACGGTGACCGCGACGGGCAACACCCGGGTCGGTGTCGCCACCGCTGCCAAGGCGAACGGCGCCGCCACGGCGCTGATCAAAATCGACGTCGTGATCGTCTAACCATGTCGTTCGGCGCTGATGTGTTTTGGCCGGCATTCAGGGATGCCGGCATGCTCGAGGTGGCTGTCTATCAGCCACTCAACGGTGTTGCCGTGCCGTTCGACGTCGGCTTCTCGCGGCCTGACAACGTCGTGCTCGACGGCATGGTGCATACCACCGACTACAGCATCGAGTACCAGGCCGCCGACGTCGCACTGCGGCGCGGCGACGTGCTGCGGATCCTCGGCGTCGACTACAAGGTACGGCAGACGCCGAAGGCCAAGGCGGACGGCAGCTTCTATATCGCCATCCTCGACGAGGTCCCGGCATGACACTGCGCGAAAGCTACATACAGGGCCTGATCGACATGCTGGCGGCGCTCCCGGGCTTCCCGGCGGGGGTGCACCGTTCGATGGTGACCGCATTCGACCGTAAGGAAAGTCCGGCGCTCGTTGTTCACCGCGGCGCCGAGGATGCCGAGGACAGCCTCGATGACGAGACCGAACGCCACTGCGAGATTCTCGTCAGTGTCATCTCACGCGATGACACCCCCGACCGCGAAGCCGATGAGGTCATGGAAATTGCTCACCCGGCAATCATGTCATTCAAAGCGCCCGAGATCATTTTGATCAAGCACGAAGGGACGAATGCGCCTGTTTTCGCAAACGCCGATGGGCACGCTTGCTTGTCGACGGAACGTTACAAAATCCACTACTGCACCAGCAGGCTCAGCCTCAGCGACTGAGCCGGGGCAGTTTCCAACATTGCCGCTTTGCGGCCCCATTCCAAGGAGTTACAGATGAACGGTATTTCCGCACAAGGCAGCACGCTGCACATCGCCACCGGCACCGGCAGCGCGAAGAACATCAGCGGGATCACGGCGGGCTTTCCCGCGATCGTGACCAGCAATGCCCATGGCTTCAGCAACGGTACCGTGCTGGCGATCGACGGGATCGTCGGCACCATGTCGGTCCTGAATGGCAAGAAACGCGTGATCTCGAACGTGACCCCGAACAGCTACGCGCTGCTGGACGTCGACACCACCGGTCTTACCTATACCTCCGGCGGCAGCGCGGTGCCGGACACCTACACCCAGGTCAAGGGCCTGCAGTCCTTCGACGGCTTCGACGGCGCCGCCGACGAGCTCGACACCACCGACCTCGACTCGACCGCGAAGGAATTCATCTCGGGCATCAAGGACGAGGGCAAGTTCGGCTTCGAGATCAAGGTCCTCAAGACCGACAATGGCCAGATCGCCCTGCGGGCGGCACGCGCGAGCGGCGCCATCACCGGCTTCAAGCTGACCCTGCCGGACGGCAGCGTCGCCACCTTCAGCGCGCTGGTGAAGACCATCCCGACTTCGGGCGCGGTCAACACGGTCATGAAGGGCAAGGTCGATACGCGGATCTCCGGTCCGGTTACCTGGAGCTGATCATGGGCCTGCTCAACAAATCGGCCATCCTCGGCGCCGAAGACCTGAAGCACGAGGACGTGGAAGTGCCGGCCTGGGGCGGCTCGGTGCGTGTGCGCGTCATGACTGGCGCCGAGCGCGACGAGTTCCGCGCAGCCATCGCGTCCGAATCCGGCGGCATCCCCGTCGGCAAGTTCTCGGCCGCGCTGCTGGTGGCCACTTGCATCGACGAGACCGGCGCCCGCCTGTTTACGATGGAAGACATGGAAGCGCTGCAGGAGAAGAGCGCCGCGTCGCTGGACGCACCGGCGGCGGTGGCGATGCGCCTGAATGGCCTGGGCAGTGAGGCCGTGCAGGAGGCCGAAAAAAACTCCGCGAGCGGCCAGAGCGACGATTCTGGTTCCGCCTAGCCAAGGAGCTGGGCATGTCGGTGCGGCAGGCACAGATGCAGATCTCGTCTGCCGAATTCACCGAATGGCAGGCCTTCTACCAGCTCGAGCCTTTCGGCGACCTGGTCGCGGACCAGCGGCATGGTGTCGCTACGGCCCTGCAGGCCAACCTGCACCGCAATTCGGATACGCGTCCAGAGCCGTATGTTGCGGACGATTTCATTCACTGGCGCGATACCGGGCGGGTCAGGGAGGAGGTGGAGCCGATTCTGCTCGATGATCCAGTGGCGCAGTCGAACCTTATTCGCGCTGCGATGTTCGGGTTGCCGCCTCGGTAACGTACTTATTGCCTGCCACCTTTGCCGGTGGCGTTTCTTTTTTGGAGCCGTACATGGCAGATCTCGGCCGATTAGTTGTAGACCTCGCTGCGAATATTTCCCAGTTCACCCGTGATATGAACCGGGCCTCGGAGGTAACCGAGAGCGCTGTCGGCAAGATGAAAAGCGGCGCCGACATGGTGAAGAATGCGCTGGGTGCTATCGGCGTTGCCCTGACAGTCGATGCGATGCTCAGCGAAGTGAATCGAGCCATTGACGGTCTTGCCCGTCTCGACGACATGGCGCAGAAAGCTGGTGCCGGCGCCGAGACGATCTCGAAGCTCGGCAAGGTGGCCGCATTCACTGGCACGGATATTGGTGCTGTCGACGGCGCGATCATCAAGCTCGCCAAGAACATGACGACCGCCGATGACAAAGGCAGCAAGTTCGCGAAGGCCATGACCGCCATCGGCATCTCAACCGATGGGATTGCGCAGCGTGATCCGGCCGAGTTGTTCGTGGAGATCGCCAACAGGCTGCAGGACTACGAAGATGGTGCCGGGAAGGCGGCCCTGATGACAGATGCCATCAGCAAGTCGGCTGCTGAACTGCTTCCGTACATGAACGATGTGGCGGACAGCATCGACGATTTTACCGGTGATACCGCGGAGGCCGCCGCGGCTGCGGCTGCGTACCAAGACGAGTTGGGCCGGGTGAAGCTTCAGTACGACGAGATTGTCACCTCGATCGTTTCAGCGGCGCTACCGGCTACCAACGATTTCGTGGGCGCCCTGAAGGATGTTACGCGCGAAGCAGACGGGCTGATAAGTGTCGGCGTCGATAGCTGGGCAGACGATATTGCAGTTGGCCTGGCACGGGTCGTGGACGTTGGTGTGCTCATTCCGAAGATGTTCGGCGCCGTGCATGGCAGCTTCAAAGCGGTCGCCGCCGACATCGAATTCCTGAATACGGTCGCGGAAAATACCAATCCCATCAAGGCCGCCATCAAGGTGGCGAAGGGCGGAAATCCTCTGAAGGAAATCGAGGACGCAGCGGCCAAACGCGAAGCCGCTGTGATGGAGGCGAACGAGCGATACGACAAGCTCTGGAACGAACCAGCGAATCGGATGGAGCAGGCGGTTCTGGCGCGTATCGCCGGCCGTAGCGACGCTGCCTACATGGCCGGTGCTGACGCGCTGGCCGGCATGGTCCAGTCGCCCACCAAGCCTGAGGAAGGAAAGCCGAAGCTGAGTTACGGTGGCGATGGCGGTGACGGGGGCGGCGCGAGCTCCGCGCTGCAGGCACGCTTGCGAGCCATCGAGAGCGCCTACAAGCAAGAGCAGGAGACCGGCGCCTATCACGAGAACTTCATGCGCGAACTGCGTGCGCAGGGCGTGGTTGACCTCGAGACGTACAACCGGTTCCGTACCGCGTCGATGGAGCAGACAAGCGACGCGGCGGTACGCGCCTACAACGCGGAGATCGCAGTGCTGCAGGCGTCACGCGCGGCAGCGAAGGATGTCGCCGAGCGGGATGCGATCGACGTCCAGATCAAGGAAAAGGTCGCCGCCAAAGAGAAGGCGATCAGGGATGCGCAGCAAGCCCGAGCGCTGCAGACGCTGGAGCTGTCGGCAGCCCAGGCGGACCTCGGCCGTGAAATGGCAGCCTGGAGTGCACAGCAGGACCAGGCCATCGAGCAGCTCAGGCTCAACAACGACCTGTACGGCCAGTCTGCCCTCGAGATCGCCAAGGTGACCAACGCACGACGGATCCAGCTCGAGGTGGAGGAAAAGATCCGGCGCGCCCAGGGCCAAGGGCCAGTCTCGCAAGACGCGATCGACCAATTCCGGATGGAGGGGGACGCGAAGGCAGAAGCGGCGAACAGGGAAGTGACCCGAGGTGCCGCGCTTGGCGTAGTCGATTCACAGAAGATGCCGGGGCAGATCGAGGCCGAACAGCATGCCGATAGGATCGCGGCGCTCCAAAGCGCGCTCGAGCAGGAACTGATGACGACAGAGGCTGGGAATCGCGCTATCGAGGAAGAAAACCGGCGGCATAACGAAACCATGGAGAGCATGCGGCTTTCCAGCATGCAGAACATCCTCAGCATCGCCCAGTCGTCCGCTGACCAGTTGTATAACGCGTTGAAGGATGCTGGCATGGAGCAGACGGCACTTGGCAAGGCCATGTTCATTGCTCAAAAGGCGATTCAGGTGGCGTCGATTATCGTGAACACCGAGGTCGCGGCGGCGGCTGCGCAGGCTGGCATGATAGCTGCAGCGGGCGCAACGGCGGCAGTGTCTGGCCCGGCAGGCCCTGCGATTCTCGCGGCCGGCATTGCCGCCGGCGCCGCCTATGCCACGGCAACGCGCGTGATGGGTTACGCCACGGCAGGCATCGTCGCTGGCACGGCCATCGCATCAGCCGAAGGCGGTTACGACATCCCGGCCGGCGTGAATCCGGTGACCCAGCTGCACGAGAAGGAAATGGTGCTGCCGAAGGCGCAGGCCGAGGTCATCCGCGGCCTGGCCGCCAATGGCGGCGCAGCTGGTGGCGGCAATATGAAACTGACGATCGTGAACCAGACCACCGGGCGAATCGACAACGTGGTCGAGCAGCGCATCAGTGCGACCGAGCGCGCCCTGATTATCCAGGAATCGGTCGCGGCCACCGCCGCCCAGTTCGGCGATCCGAACAGCAAGGTCTCGCGTGGCCTGGCCCGCAACTTCAATGTGCCGAGGACACGATGACAATTCCGATTATGCCGCTGGGCCTCGTGCCCGGCGTCTCGGCCTACTCCGGTACCGGCCCGGGCGGCGTCATCCGGACGGAAGTGGCCGGCGGCGCCGCGCGCTACCGCCTGGACTGGGCGCGCGGGCGCGACCGTTTCGACGTGCGCATGAACCTGAACCGGGAGCTGTTTTCCATCTGGTCGGCGTTCTATCACCACATCATCAAGAAGGGCGCGCTGCCGTTCGAGATGCGGCTCGACAGCGGGCTGGGCGTGTCGCCGCACCGGGTCAACCTGGTTCCCGACTCATACGAGGCGGCGATGGTCTCCGGCGAGTATTCGGTTGGGTTTGCCGTCGAGTGCGACAACGCCGCCTACAGGCTCAGCGCCGACGAGGTCGCGGCCTACGGCCTGAGCGCGGACGCGATGCCGGCCGGCTTCGTGCCGGCGGTCTCGGCCTACAGCTTCGGTGGGCCGGGCGGCGTGATGCGCGACGACGTCAGCGGCGGTGTGGCAGGCAATGGCCTCGAGTGGGACCGCGGGCTGCAGCAGTTCTCGTGCACGCTGGTCCTGCCTCCGGAGAAGTTCGCGATCTGGACGGTCTGGTACCACCGCGTCATCAACAAGGGCGCGCGCACCTTCGACATGCGCCTCGACAGCGGCTCCGGGGCCAATGTCCACGCGGCGACCATTATCCCCGGCAGCTACTCGACGTCGCGCACTGGCGGCACCGCAACCGTTGTCTCGTTCATCGTCGAGGCCGAAAGTAAGGCGTACTCGTTCACGGCGGCCGATGCGCAGGCAATGATCGATCTGCACAACATGATGGGTGGCGTGTCGACCAGCGAACTGCTGGCTCGTATTGCGCGATTCAGCACGGCCGATACAAACGTACTGGAGTTCTAATGAGCCTTGACCTGGAAGCACGGCTGCGGGTCTTCCTCGCGTCGGCGCCGCAGCGCATCTGGCCGATCCAGACGCTGCAGATCAGCCACTCAGCGCTGAGCAAGACCTACCACCTGTGGCGCGAGCCCTACCCGGGGCAGACTCGCGTCGACGGCGTACTGGTCGATATGGAGCCCTGCAACATCGAGATCAAGCTGGCCGGCAGCGAGGGCCACCTCGACCAGAAGTTCGATATCCGGCTCGGTCTGGTCGACATCGAGGACGAGTTCCGCGAGCAGCTGGACCGGATCCCGGTTGCCACCACCGAGAAAATCCGTGTGGTCTACCGCGAATTCCTGAGCGACGACCTGGACGAAGCGCAGGCCACGGCGGTGCTGCAGGCCGAGAGCATCTCGTATGTGATCGGCGCAGCGCACATCAGCGCCGTGTCGCCGCGGCTGAACATGTCGCGCACCGGGGAGCTCTACGCCCCCAAGGAAATACCCATGTTGCGAGGATTTCTATGAATGTGAACGATTACCTGGGGCGGCAGTACCCGTCGCCTCCGTGCTGGGCGCTGATTGCAGACGTCTACACAAACGAGCTCGCGGACACCGTCACCGACTACAAGACCGTGAACGCTTCCATCCGCGCGATCGCGAGCGCCTTCCGCATTGCGCTGCACAAGTCCGCGCACGGTTTTGCGCAGATCGACGAGCCCGCCGACTACTGCGTGGTCCTGCTGGGCAAGACCATGCGCACTGGCCTGCACCATTGCGGCATCTACTACCAGGGCCGGGTGCTGCACATGCTCGACAGCGGCGGGCAGTACCAGGAGATGTCGGTGATCCGCGATGCCTACGAACTGGTCGAGTTCTGGATGAAGCCGGCATGACGCGGATCCGACTGTACGAACATCCGTTCGCGCCGGTCGCGCCGCGCGTATTCGAGGCATCAAGCCTGGCCCAGTGGCTGCTCGGCCACTACGGCGAGGCGCCGGCGGTCACCGTCCAGATCTTCGCGGGCGAGCCCTGCGCAGCGAATGAGATCAGCCAGGACGTGAAGACGATCCTCGCCGGTGACGCTCCGGAGTATGTGATCCTGCAGAGCCCCGGCGAGCCGACGACCATTTTCTATGTAGTCATGGCGGTGGTGGCGGTTGCGGCTGTGATCTTGATGCCGAAGCCGGTCATGCCGGGAAATGTCAATCGCACGCAGCAGAGCCCGAACAACGCGCTCACCAGCCGCGAGAACAAGGTGCGTCTGCTCGAGCGGGTCGAAGACATCTACGGCACGGTCAAGGCCATTCCGTCATTGATGATGCCGACCTACACCAAGTACATCGGCAACAAGAAATTCGAGTACGGCTACTACTGCGTCGGCCGCGGCTACTACGACATCAGCGAGTTGCGTGATGGCGACACCCTGATCGCCGATATCGCCGGCGCGAGCGCTTCGGTGTACGCGCCGTTCACGTCGCCGAACAGTGGCCATGCGCCGCAGCTGCAGGTCGGTGACGGCATCATCGATGGCGTCCTCACGGTGACGCGTGCGATCGAGGTGGACGGGATCACGCTGCGTGCAGATAACCAGGTGCAGCTGGCCGGTTATTCGACCTACGACTTCTACTCTGAAGGGCGGATCCAGCAGAACGTGACGAAGCCTAACTTCAACGCTGTGCTCCATGTGGGCGACACCGTTGAAGTTGTGGCCTCGATTCGCGGCGGCGAGCCGGAAGACTTCAGTGGAACTTACCAGGTGACGGAGGTCGGCGACGGCTACATCGTAGTGGCCAATCCAAATTGGTATTCCACACACTTCAGCGTCGACGGCTCGGTCAGCGTGGTTGGCGAGCAAGCTGATGCATTTACCGATTGGGTGACACTTCCGGCACCAGGTCGCACTCAAGTCTGGTGCAACATCGTCGCGCCCAACGGCCTTTTCAAGGACAACGGCGGGAAGTCCGCGGCTACGGTAGCGTTCAGGGTCGAGATCGAGCGGCTTACGCAGGACCTGGTTCCGACCGGACAGGTCGAGATCGCCAGCGGCGCGCTGAGCGGAGCTACCACGGAGGAGTATGCGGACACGATCGAGCACTCGACCGCGTGGGTCGGCCCGGCCCGGGTCAGGATGCGTCGATTGACGCCGTACGATTTCGAGTTCGATGGAACCGTGCAGGACGAGATCAAGTGGGGCGACCTGTATAGCGCAAGCCCGGTCGCCAAGACCGAGTTCGGCAACAAGACGACGATCCACACGGTCACGCAGGCGACGTCGCGCGCGACCGCGGTGAAGTCGCGGCAGTTGAATTGCATCGCCTCGCGCAAGCTGCCGGTATTCGACGGGAAAGTGTTCTCTGGCTCGTTCGATGCGACAGGGCGGCATGCGTTCGGCGCGATCGCGCCCACGTCGAGGCTGATCGACATCATCGCGGCCGTGTCGGCCGACCCGAAAATCGGCGGCCGGGATCTGGGCCTCGAGGTGGACATTGCACAGATATGGGGCGTGCAGCAGCAGCTCGACGCCTGGCACCCCGAGTGCGGCCGGTTCAACTACACGTTCGACTCGGACAGCATGAGCTATGAGGAGACGATCGTCAGCATCGCCAACGCGGGCTTCTGCATCGCCTACCGGCAGAACGGCAAGATCCGCCTCGCGCTCGACCGCACGCAACCGGCCAGCACGGCGCTGTTCACGCACCGCAACAAGAAGCCACGGGCTGAGACCATCACGCGCCGGTTCGCAAACGATGCCGAGTATGACGGGGTCGAGTTCGTGTACGTCGATCCCGATTCGCACCAGTCGGAAACGATCACGCTGCCGCTCGATGGCCACTACACCAAGGCGAAGAAATTCGAGATCGCCGGCATCCGCTCGTTCGCGCAGGCCTGGTACCGCGCCAACCGGGAGTATTACAAGCTGCTCGGCCAGCGCATCACGATCGAGACCACGACGACGCCCGATGCGCGCTCGCTGCTGCCGAACGCGCGCATCGACGTGGTCGACAACACCCGGTTCAGATCCTATGACGGCGAGGTGGTAGCGCAGGACGGGCTGACGCTGACGCTGAGCCAGGATGTCGCATTCGCGCCTGGTGCGCCGCACAGCATCCTGCTCATGCGTCGGGACGGCTCGCTGCAGAGCATTGGCTGCACCGCCGGCGCCGCACCCAACCAGGTCGTCCTGCAGCAGCTGCCGAGCGAGGCAATTGTCACGCGGCAGGGCGTCGACGGGATCCGGACGATCTACAGCTTCGCAGCCGATAGCGCGCGTGGGGCGATGGCGTACATGGTGCAGGAGATCGACCTGTCGGATGAGCAGTACGCGACGATCAAGGCGGTCAACTACAGCGATTCGTATTACCAGGCGGATGGCATGCCAGTACCGAGCAAGGCGGCAATCATCCAGTAAGCCCGGGCGCCGGTAAGCCTGCCTGGGCACTTCGTACATCAGACGCCGCGGCCCGGCCGAAGCGTCTCAACATTGAACAACAATCCAAAGCGCCTCTGGCGCTTTTTTCGTTTTCGGACAGGAAGCTGAATGGCGGCCCTAAATATCCATGACCTAAATAACGGCAAGAAGGACCTCGACCATATTGCAGAGGTCGCAACGTCGAATGCGCCGACGACGGTGGATCGGCTCGGCAATACAAAGCGCACGATCGCCGGGCTGATCTCGAGCGCGGCCTCGGCTGTTCAGGCTACAGCTGACGGCTTCCTCGGGTCTCTGGTTGCGAAAATCGAAGCGGCGGCGAATACAGTTCTGAGCAGCCTGGGCTATGCACCGCCGGTGGATTACGTGGCTGGCATCAAGCTGACAACGAGGACGCAGACGGTTGAGTACGGCGGGCACGTCTATGCGCCGAAGGCGGCTGAGCTGCCATTTACGACTAGCGGGACTTTTGAGGCAGCGAAATTCCGCTTGATCGAAGGGGTAGTTGGGGCGGATCTTGCGGACTCAAGTGGGGCGTCGCTGGTGGGCAACGGCGGCGAGACGGTGGCGCAGTCGCTCGACTCCCTGCAACTGCCGGACTATGCCGCCCTGCGCGCCTACAGAGGGCCGCGCAAGAGCGTGTATGTGACCGGCGTGGGCATCGCAGGTCCGTTCAGGCGCCGCCTGATTGGCGAGGCCACCGCCGTTGACAATAACGGCACGGTCATTGTTGGGCAATTCGCATGGGATCGCGTGTTTGATGGCGCCGTCAATGTGCAATGGTTCGGCGCGAAAGGCGACAGCACTTCATGCGTTACTGCGATGCGTGCGGCGATGGCATACCTTGTCAGCCGTGGCGGTGGCACGCTATTTATCCCTGATGGCGTGTATCTGCTGGACGAAGCCGCCCTTATCAGCGACCCATCTGCCGACGTGTCAGCTTACCGCTACTGGTTCAAGGCGGCGCCCAATGTCACCATCAAGGGCGGGCGTGGGGCAGTCCTAAAAGTCGCTGATGGCGTGATTAATGGCGATTCGGCCAAGCAGTACGCCAAGGGATACCAAATCTTTTGGGCATGGAGCGTCGGCACGGTCGAGAACTTCAACCTGCGCGGCTTCACCGTCGATTGCAACGGCGCGAATAACCTTGTCGCGGCAAAGAACAGCTACGGGTCGGCGGCGCAGACCCATGTGGTCGTTACCAACTGCGGCAAGAAATGGAGCGTACAGGGTCTGCATGTCCTGTCTACCAGCGGCTATCAGTGCGTGGCGTTCTATCTCGGCGCAATGGATGTCGAGGTGCTCGACAACCATTTCTACGACATGGCCTCGTCCATCACCGGCAACACCAACCTCTCCGACCACAGCACGATCTATATCGAGGCCGACACCTACCGCGTCCAGGGTAATCGCTTCATCAACACGAACTATGATGTAGTGGGGACGTGCATCGAAACGCACGGGTTCAACGGCATAGTGGCGCACAATTACGGCAAACGGTACAACCTGGGCATGTTGCGCGCGGCAATGCTGGGGGACAGTTACAACGTCATCAACGATGCCAACGTCTTCGAGGATTGCACGGTCGGTGTGCAGTTCGACGCCGCGCCAGGCCGCAAGCTGACCGCGCACATCAAGAACAACCAGTTCCGCTTGCGCCCCTATTCGGCGCGCGGCACCCGCACCATGAACGCCGTCAATACTGGTGGAGGCTTCGTCGGGCGCACTTCGGCAAACTATGCGCGCATCATGGTCGAGGGGAACAGTTTTACGGCCGACCCGACCGCAACTGCCGCAGGCGTTAATTTCTGCATCGGCGGTAACGTCGAATACTTGCATCTGCGCGACAATAACGTGGTCGGCTTCACGCAGTATTACGTCGCGGGCAATCTGGTCGATGGTGGCGTGGTTCTCATCGAGGGCGGCTACGTCGAGGGCGCGACAGGCGCGCTCGTCAAGCATGAAAACTATAACGGGCTGGCTGTCGGGAAAAACACGGATTACAGAATCATCAACCCGAATATCACCAAGTCCACTGGTCTAACGCACTTCATATCTTGCTCATGGGATAACGCCCCAATTCGTAACGTTGCAATTACGGGCCAGTTCGGCACCGCGATCCAGCCGTACACCGGCTACTATAACGTGGTGAACACCTCATTCGTGGCCGATTACACGACGACGAGCATGGGCGGCAAGGGCGTAGCTCCGTTCGTGACCGGGAAAATCTACGACATCGCGCGCCGCGCAACCTTCTTCCGTGACAACGTGGCCGATCCGCAGCGGTGGCGTATTCGCCGCCAAGGAACGGCAGCGCCTAGCGCAGCATTTGCCGTGGGCGATGACCACCAAGGCGATATTGTGGAGAACAGCACGCCAGCCGCTAACGGCTACATGGGTTGGATTTGCACATCGCCATCGTCCGGCGCTGGGATGCTGGGAACGTGGAAAGGCTTCGGCCAAATCCAGGCCTAAGGCCCAACCCAGGACCATGGCCACTCCCTACACCGCAGAGTCGACAGCGCCTGCGGCTGCGCCGCAGGAAAGCCTAACTTGACGGGCGCATGGCGAGCTGCAAAATGGGCGCAAGATCATCTTGTCGGCGCCCACGACTAACCTGAATCCACGCCCACCAGCCGGCGTAACGGGCGAGGTGAAGAGCTATACCCGCAAGGCGTGGACGAGCATTTGGTGTCTGCCATTCTGCATCGCATTACTTGCATAAAACAGAAACCGCCGTGAGGCGGTTTTTTTATTGGTCGCATGGCCAGCACAACCCGAAATTAAATAATGAAAGTCCACAAAATGAGCGAACCAATCTCCGGCACCGCTGCCGGCGTAGCAGGCTGGAAAATTATCGGCGGCCTCGCCGGCATGGGCGCGATCGGCGCCGGCCTGGCCTCTTTCGTAGTCATGAACATGACCAGGCCTAAGTCCGATCAGGAATGGCGCGTCGCGCTGATCTGCACCCTCGTCGGCTCGATCGGCGGCGGCGCCGCCCTGGTGCGCTACCTCGGCATTCAGCATTGGGTCGATGATGTGTTCGGTATGGTTGCCATGCTCCTCATGGTTTTTGGTTGTGGCTTGCCGGCCTGGGCACTGGTCCGGGCTCTGTTCCTGTTCCTCGAGAAGCGCAAGGACGCCGACTTGGCCGAGATCGTGAACGACGTGAAGGAGATGGTCTGATGCCGCCGACCGCCTTTCTCGCCATGCTCGTGCCGGCCGCGCAAGCCTGCCAGCGCACCACCGGCATCCCGGCTAGCTTCACCCTGGCTCAGGCCGCGCTCGAGTCCGGCTGGGGCGCCCGCGCACCAGGTAACAACCTGTTCGGCGTGAAGGCCGACAAGTCCTGGAAGGGGCCGACTGTCAACGTACCCACGCATGAGGTGATTGGTGGTCGACGCGTGGCCGTAACCTGCAAGTTCCGCGCATACCCAAGCATGGCCGACTCGATCGCTGACCGCGCCAATTTCTTCCGGCAAAACAAGCGCTATGCCGGCTGCTTCACAGAGACCACTGGCGAGGGCTGGGCGCGCGCTGTAGCGGCGGCGGGCTACGCCACCGACCCGAACTATGCCGCGAGCCTTATCGCCGTCATGCGCGGCCGGAACATGGCCCAGTACGACGTCCTGCCGAGGGCTGCAGCATGAGCGTTCTCGACAGGCAGCTCGGGGCGGTGATCTTGGCCTTGGTCCTGCTGCTGGCCGCGGGCTTCTGGTTCTGTCATTACGGGGCCGAGCAGTACCAGCAGGGCTACGACGCCGCAGTTCGAGATGGCAAGGAACAGCACGATCGCGCTGTGGAGGCGTCTCGCAAAATCGAAACAGACCTGCGCGCGCAGCTGCGCGCCCAGGACGCAGATGCATTGGAAAGGGAAGAGGAATATGAAGCGAACCTTGCGGCTGCTCAGCGCCGCGTGCGTGCTGGCACTGACCGCCTGCGCTGCCCCGTCGGGGCAGTACCAGACGCCGCCACGCCCGACAATCGACCCGCTGCCGGGGGACCTGCAGTTGACGGAGAGGGACCGCTCCTTCTGCCGGAGGTTGCTGCTGACGTTCTCGGCCTCGCCGCAGAGCATCAAGGACTCGTGCGGCGATACGAGCGCGTCATCGAGCGTTTCGAGGCCTGCCGCGCAGTGAATGCGGGACCATAATGGACTTCCATGTCATCACTCCACATGCTGTCGTGCATCTGTTCAGCACCAAGGATGGCCGGGTTGTCGATGGCGAGGCTGATATACTGGATGTTCATACAGTGAAAGCCGCGCATGAGATTCAAGGATCCGTTGACAAAGGAAGTGCTGCAGGAAATTCAGGACCGCAACCTGGATCCTGATGTGCGTGCGCTGCTGTGGGAGGTCGCCCGACTGCGCTCGCTTGTGCTCTATGCCGACCAGTTGCAGCGCATGCTGCCAACCCTGCCTGGGCCGCAGGGTGCCATTCTTGAAACGCTCCGGGAAAAACTCGCGAACGAACCGTGCGTGAAAGAGTTCCCCCGACTGCCGCCTAATGCGTAACTGAGTCGCTATTCTGGCGTGGCCGGAAAGCCGTTTGTCATCGTTGCCATTTGGTTTAATTGCTCGTGCTGGCCCGGCGAAAGCGAGCCCTCATCCAGAGCGAATAGTCGACGCATTCCCTGAATACCTTTCGCGAAGAAGGCCGTTGCGAAAGCAACGGGGATACCCATTGCTCGGTACGCCTCCGGTGTATTTGCCGAGAACCGGTGCAACTGGTGTAGGGCAAACCCATGCGAGTGAACAAATTGCGAAAGATAAATTAATGCCGTGTGATAAAAATCATCATCCACGTTGGCGGCTGCATTGCGTTCTTTTCGACTTTTATAAAAATCGCGCGGTTCTCTAAGCATCCGGTCCTGTTCCTTAGCAGAGAGTGAAGCAAAAAATTCGCATTTGCTCACGTTCTCTTGGTGCTCATTGAATTGGTTGCTGAGCATTTCCATTGTTGCCTGGCTCGATCCTAAAGCCTTTGCTGTCTGCAACCGTCGATCACAGTCATGTAATGCCAATAACTTGATACGGAAGTCTCGTTCCTCCGCGCCTATATTGTCGAGCGCAAGATATTCGAGAGTGCTATATGCTTCCATCATGCATCGTGCAATGGCAGAGACGGAGCTTATATCCCAGATCAGCCCAGTTGTAGGAGTTCGTCGAGGAAGTAGTCGCGATAGGCTGCACGCATGTGCAAAGAGTTTGTCGTGAAGGATCGATGCGTAGGACTGGCCATCTGTTTCTACCTTTGTAGTTGCCAGTGCTTTTGCGCTTGTCCAAGCTATCGAGATAAGTTGGTCAAATTCCTCAACACGTTCAAAATATCGTTCTTCTTCGGTCATCAATTCATCTAACCTATACGGTAACTAAGAGGATTCTCCAAGCCTAGCTCTGCGCTATCCGCGCTGCACGACGATTCCACCACGTGTTTACAGAGTCCAGTTCGACAGTTAAAAGGGATTCTAATAAATTCGAAGCCCGGCGACTGGTGACTGCGTCTTTATGCGAAAGCCCTGAAACTGAGCCATGAACAATCTTTGAGCGAAGTTTGTAGACCTCCCTTACCATCGCACGTCGTCTTGTTCGCTCGTCCGGAGTTTTGCTGAGTAGGAATGCACAACGATCTGCCAACTGTTCAGTTATTCCCATATCTTCCGACTGCTCGGCGAGCAGAGCTTCTAACCCGATGCAATGTTTGATGAAGCGAGTTGTCGCGTCTTCCTCAATCAAAGCATCAAATTGCCATTCCATTGCCCGGCGAATAGTCCTGACATTACTCTCAGCATCAGAGTGGTACATCATATCCAAGGAAGGTGCCAGCTCTTGAAGGCATTCTGGAAATTGTCCGTTGCCTCGATCGACCCAATTTAAGCAGTCGAGATACCTCGAGAGGCCAGTCCCCAATTTGATGCGCACCCCAGTTCTGCTGTCTTGTTCTCGAATGAACGCAAAATGCGTAACTTCGGTAGCAAAATCGATAGGAAGAATGGACGGCAGTTGAGGCTTCTGCCTGACTCCTTGACGGAAGGTTTGACGTAATGCCCCAAGTCGCAACGTAACCTTTAATATTGATAGTGCCTCTTTTGCCGCTGAATGTTGTAGAGAGTTTCTTGCGAAACCATTTGCACGCAAAGAGATTGTTGCACCTTCCAATTGTCGACCAAGGCCGCTAAGAATAGTTCGCGGAACCAGCCTGACTCGATCAGAAAGGATAATCTCATCAGTAACGGTTGGGAAAGTAGGAAGTGGAAACTGAATGTCATACGCAATAGGCATTCGACACAAAAATTCCACGACGGATTCTGCAATCGCCTCTATCGCCTCTAACGACATTGCGTCCTTCAAGGAAAAGATTTCATTGCTCTCTGCCACATCAGGCGGAACCTGCTTTTCGAATTTTGACATGAGGATTGAACTTAAATCATCCTCATTCATCCACGTTCCTACCGCTTTGATCGCTTCTGCTTCAAAGGCATCAAAATAATCTTCCCAAGTGTACAAGAGGTCGCCGCATGCTCTAGATTTCTGCAATGCGTCAACCAGTTTTTTGTACAGAACAGCACGTGTTCGCTCGTTAGCTAAAGAATGAGGCATTTGGCGCGTCCCTTTAGGCGGGACTCCGTTCCTTTTTGGTTGTTGAAGAAAGAAAGCTGGTACGCAGGCCGGGCATCAGTCTAGGCGCGCAGCGATGTCTTCGGCGCTTGCATTGTAGTAGACCTGGAGCATCTTCAAATCTCGATGCCCCACCATCCGCGCAAGATCCAATACGTTCAGCTTTGCCGCCAACCTCGTAATTGCCTCATGCCGCGTGTCATGGAACGTCAGGTCGTCGATCAGCGTTTTGTTCCGGGCCTTGCGGAAGAGGGCATCGAGCGAGGCGCCCGTCAGCCCGAACAGCGGCTCCCCGGCGGGGACGACCGGCAGCAAGGCCAGCAGTTCGACCGCCCGCCTCGATAGCGCAACCGCGCGCCGCGTCCCGTTCTTTGTCTTCTGCAGCATCGCGCTACGCCCGGACACATCGTTCGCGGTCAATCCGCATATCTCGCCGGCCCGCATGGCCGTTTCGATGGCGAACAGCATGGCCACGGCTACAGCCTGGTTCTTCGTGACGACTGGTCCGCCGTCGAAGCCTAGAACCTGGCACAGCTGCTCGATCTCGTTCTCGGTGATCCGCCGGTCGCGTGACTCGGGGTTCTGCGGCCGCCTGACGTCGGTGGTCGGGCTTTCCGCAATCCATTTCCATTCCTTCCGCGCCGTCGTGAATACGTGCGAGAGGAGGGCGAGGTCGCGGTTGATCGTCGAGCCGGCTACGGTTTGGAGGCGCATGTCGCGCCATCCGGCGATCGTGCTTGCGTTCACGTCACAGAGCTTCATGTTGCCCAACCGGACGCCGCCGACCTCGTGGGCCGCGATCGCGATGAGCCGCTTGGCTTCCCAGTCGGCGCCGGGCTTGCGGATCGACACTTCGCTGGCATAGCGGTTAAAGGCGTCCTCTAGTGTCTTGTCTGTATTTACCCCGGTCTGCGACATGCGGCGCATCTGCGCCTCGCGCTCCACAGCCCATGCTTGGGCCTCAGCCTTCGTCGACAGCGTCGCAGAGTCGCGTACGCCCTTCACCGAGATCTGGACGCGCCAGCCGGTCTTCTGCTTTGTAATGGATGCCAT